TTCTCGTTACACTTCTATGCCGTTTATGGGAGATACTTTGGATTTTAGTCCATTGGAAATTCAGTTTCTTGTTCAAGAGAATCTTCAAAACTGGAGAGAAATTTACGATTGGATGATTGGTATTGGTTTTCCTAAAAGTCCAACACAATTTGAAAATGCAGTCAATGAGGCAACACAAGAGGGTTATACAGAACCAACTAATAATAGTCTGTCCAATCCTAATGTATTGACTAGTGATGCGACATTAACAATCTTGACAAATAAGAATAATCCTGTTATACAAATAGATTTTAAGAACATGTATCCCACTTCTTTGAGTGGACTTACATTTAATACACAAGACACAGATGCGTCACCAATGACTTCATCTGTTACAATGAACTACGATTTCTACGAAATCAGAGTTTTATAAATAAGTATGAGCAGATGATAAGGTTGACTTGAACAATCAACTTTTGAGTCTTCTTCGTAAGATAACATAGAACAGCAAGTTCTAACCAATCAACTGCTCACTTTATAATTAAGGATGTGAAATATTATGACACTTGATGAACTTCAGCAGATGGCTGAAAAAGACCTAAAGATGGATGACTTAGAACTCGCAGATGAGTCTCTGAAGTCAGCATCACTTCACCAAAAATATCTATCAATCTACAATAACTTTAGACATTTACATCTCATGTCTGAGGGGAACTACAACGTTCTCAAAAGACAGAAGTGGGAATACTACTCTGGTAAATCAGACCCAGAAGTCTATCGTGACAAACCCTTTGACCATAAAATTCTAAAACAAGACATTCCTCTTTATCTAGATGCAGATGAAGAGTTGATTGCGTCATACCGTAAAAGGGAACACTATAAGTATTGCATGGACACATGTGAACGTATTCTAAAACAAATTCAACAACGTGGTTGGGATATCAAAAACGCAATAGAATGGCGTAAGTTTCTTGACGGTGCTGTCTAATGACACACATCTCCAAGAAGAATGAAGTGTATCTCTATGTAGATACTGAACGAAGCACTGCTCGTGCTTTGTCTGATTTCTTCACGTTTGAAGTGCCAGGGGCAAAGTTTATGCCGGCATATCGAAACCGTATTTGGGACGGTAAAATTAGATTATTCTCTCCAGCAACTGGAGAACTTTATCATGGACTTCTACCATATCTTGAAAAATGGTTAGAAGATTATGGTGAAGAGTTTACAAAAGATGAGGAGTTAAATGATGAAAAACAAATCGACAGACCCATACTTGATGGATTCATTGGGGGACTTAGACTTAGAAATAATGGAAGAAGTATCAAACCTCGTGACTATCAAGTTGATGCCGTGGAGCATTCTATCAGAAAACATCGTGCCCTTCTGCTTAGTCCCACTGCATCTGGCAAATCTCTTATTATATACATCTTAGTAAGGTATTATATGTTGCTTTTAGAAGGAAAAGCAACTGATAAGATTCTTATTCTTGTTCCAACAACATCTCTGGTAGAACAGATGTATTCTGATTTTATCGACTATGGGTGGTTGGAAACTCATATGCAAAAGATATACAGTGGACATGACAAGAATGTCACTAAACGTGTTGTCATTTCTACTTGGCAGTCAATATACAAATTCCCCAAAAAATATTTTGAACAATTTGGTATGGTTGTAGGAGACGAAGCACATCTATTCAAAGCAAAGTCTCTGACTACAATCATGTCTAAGTTGCACCTATGTAAGTATCGTTTCGGGTTGACAGGAACACTTGACGGTATGCAAACACACAGATTAGTTCTTGAAGGACTCTTCGGAACACTAAATAAGGTGGTTACTACTAAAGAGTTAATTGACAACAAAACCCTTTCATCATTCCAAATCAAATCTTTGGTCTTGACGTATCCAGAACATGAATGTAAACTTGTGAAGGATATGAGTTATCAAGATGAAATAGACTTCATAGTTACACACCCTAAACGAAATGAGTTCATTAGGGATTTAACACTTAACTTAAAAGGTAATACACTGGTATTATTCCAGTTCGTAGAGAAACATGGTAATGTTCTCTATGATTTAATCAATAATGCAACAGAAAGAAAAGTATTCTACGTCTACGGTGGCACCGAAACCTCTGAACGTGAGGAGATACGGGCGATTACTGAAAATCAGAAGGACGGAATCATTATTGCGAGCTACGGCACGTTTTCTACTGGTATTAATATTCGTAATCTCCATAACATCGTGTTCAGCAGTCCAAGTAAGTCCAGAGTTAGAACATTGCAATCAATTGGACGTGGATTGCGTAGGAGTGAAACTAAAGATAGAGCGTTCCTTTATGATGTAGCAGACGACTTAACTTATAAGTCTAAACGCAACTTCACTTTAGGACACTTTATGGAACGCATAAATATCTATAATGAAGAACAATTTGATTATGAGATTAATAGGATAAAAATAAAATGACAGAACAACTAGTAAAAATTATGAGACTGTCGAGTGGTGAAGAAATTGTTTCTAGGATTACAGAACAAGAACATGTAAGAAGTGTTAGTGTAGAGAACCCCTTAAAGATTATTACCTATCCTCAAAGAACCTCAAGAGGAATAGAAGAACAACTATCCTTACAACGTTGGGTTCACTTTACAGATAATACAGTATTTGAAATACCCAAATCACAGATTCTCGCAATGGGAACTGCTAGCATTGGTTTATCTAAATTTTATAATTATTGTGTGGAAAAGATTCATAAAGAACCAGACTTAGGGGATGATTCTCCTACGGATGAAGAACTTTCTCAGATTGAACATGATGAGATAGAAGAAGAGTTTGATATGATGGATACACCATCTAAGGTATATCATTAAATCTATTCATTCTCAAACCCAGCATAGGTAATATACCACTGTGTCAAGAGAAAATCAAGAGATTTTTGAAATTAATTTTTCTATTGACATTCGGGGTGTTTCGTGTATAATGATTAAATAGTTGCAACTAAGCAACAATATATGTGGAGTTATTATGGCTAAAAAAGAAAAAGGAACGCATTATGTAAACAATGCAGAATTCCTAGAAGCTATGAAAGAGTGGAAAAACAAGTGTAAGGAAGCAGAAGAACTAGGTGACCCACAACCACCAGTTTCTAATTATATCGGTGAATGTTTCCTAAAAATTGCAAACCATCTTTCATACAGACCAAATTTTATTAATTATACCTACAGAGAAGAAATGATTTCTGATGGGATTGAAAACTGTTTACAATACGCATCTAACTTTAATCCAGAAAAATCCAAGAATCCTTTTGCGTATTTCACGCAAATTATCTACTATGCGTTTATTCGTAGGATTCAAAAGGAAAAGAAACAACAACACGTCAAACACAAGATTATTGAAAACATGTCTATTGATGTGATGATGAATGAGGGGGATGACCAAGCTGTATTTGTAGAATACTTACAAAAGAACTTTCTACCAGATGAGGCAGTCTATAAACCCAAGAAGAAGAAACCTAAACCAAAAGGTTTGGAAGAATTTTATGATGAGGATATTGAAGTAGATGAAGATAGCACTGATAACTGATACTCACTTTGGTGCAAGAAACGATAATCTAAACTTTAACGAATACTTCTACAAATTTTGGGAAGAAACCTTTTTCCCTTATATTGAAGAACACGGTATTGATACGGTTATCCACTTAGGTGATGTTATGGACAGACGTAAGTTTGTCTCATACAAAATTGCACAAGATTTCAGACAACGTTTCATTCAAAAGTTTGTAGACAAGGGAATCAACCTACACATGTTGGTTGGTAACCATGATACGTTTTACAAAAATACGAATGATGTAAACTCACTTGCTGAACTTGTTGATGATAGGTATTCGGGGATAACATGTTATCCAAACCCTACCACAATTGATATAGATGGGACATCATTATGTCTAATTCCTTGGATATGTGCTGACAACTATGCAGACACTATGCAACATATTAAAGAGACAAAAGCACAAGTTTGTTTAGGTCACTTTGAGTTGAATGGGTTTGAAATGTATGCTGGTTCGTATGCAGAGAATGGATATGATAAGGCATTTCTAAACAAGTTTGACACAGTATTCTCTGGACACTTTCACAAGAAGTCTGATGATGGACATGTTTATTATCTTGGTAACACCTATGAGATAATGTGGGGTGATTGTAATGACCCTAAAGGTTTCCATATCTTTGATACAAACACTAGAGAACTAGAACGTATCGTCAATCCATTTACAATCTTCCAAAAGGTTTATTATGATGAGACTACGATAGATTATGATAACTATGATGTATCGTCTCTAAAAGATAAGTTTGTTAAAATTATTGTTGTCAATAAAAAAGACTTTTATAAGTTTGACAGATTTATTGATAGGGTATTGTCTGAGTCTGGTGCTCATGAAGTTAAGATTGTAGAGGATTTCTCTGAACTGGACGCAGAGAATGTTGATGATGAAATTGTCCAGAATGCAGAAGACACGATGGCACTGTTAGAACGTTACATTGATGAGTTGGATATCGACTTGGATAAGACACGTCTAACAAATATGATGAAGGGTCTCTATCTAGAGGCCAGTGATTTGGAGTTATAATTTGATTACCTTTAAGTATGTGCGTTGGAAGAACTTTCTTTCAACAGGGAATAACTTTACAGAAATTCAGTTGGATAGAAGTCCAACTACACTAATCATTGGTGAGAACGGTGCTGGTAAGTCTACCATTTTAGATGCACTATGCTTTACACTGTTCAATAAACCGTTTCGTAACATCTCTAAGAAACAACTTATCAACTCAGTCAACGGTGGTTCGACAGAGGTTGAGGTTGAGTTCAGTGTTGGTAAAAAAGAAGTCAAGGTTGTTCGTAGTATCAAACCAAACAAGTTTGAGATTTGGGTCAATGGTGTAGAAATCAATCAGGCAGCAAATGCTCGTGACCATCAAAAGTATCTAGAACAACAAATCATGGGATTGAACTTTCGTTCTTTCACACAGGTAGTTATTTTGGGTTCTTCTACCTTTGTTCCTTTCATGCAGTTGCCCACAAAGGCAAGACGTGAGGTTGTAGAAGACATTCTTGATATCAAGATTTTCTCACTAATGAACTTCCTTCTCAAACATAAAACCAAAGAACTCAACGATGAGATTCGCAATGTTGATTATCAGTTCGACTTGACAAAAGAAAAGGTTGCATTGCAAGAGAAATTTATTGCAGAGGTAGTAAACAATAAGTCTACTATCATTACGGAGAATAAGGCAAAGGTAAGTGAAAACGAACAGACGATTACTTCTAAACAAGAAGAGATTATCACTCTTGAGAACAAGAAGGTTGAACTCTCTTATGATGCAGAAGAACAGACAAAAATTGAAGAGAAATTAAGAAAACTAAGTAAGACTGAGGCAGCACTTCAAAACAAAAGGGGCGAACATGACCGTCAAATCAAATTTTTCCAGAACAACGATGAATGTCCGACTTGCGAACAAACAATCACAGATACAACGAAGCAGACGCAGATTGAATCACGAACTACAAAAATCGGAGAACTTGAAACCGCTATCGGAGATATTGACCGAATGGAATCAGAAGAACAATCCCGATTGGACAAAATATTAGAAGCACTTACTACTATTCGTGAACATGATGTAGAGATTGCAAAGATTCGTTCTTCTATTAGTGAACTGGAATCGTTCAATGTAAAACTTCAAAAGGACATTGAAACCTATGAGTCTGGTTCTGTATCTGATGAAGATAGAGAACGATTGGTTGAACTCAAGACACAGATAAAACTTATTGACGAACAAAAGTCTAAACTAAATGAAGATAAGTTTTACATTGACATTGCAAAGAACCTATTACAAGACACAGGTATCAAAACAAAGATTGTGAAACAATACTTACCAATTATGAATAAGTTGGTAAACACATATCTCAGTTCTATGGATTTCTTTGTTCAGTTTCATTTGGATGAAAACTTCAATGAGACTATCAAGTCACGGTTCAGAGATGAATTCTCTTATGCATCATTCTCTGAAGGTGAGAAAATGCGTATCGACTTGGCACTACTCTTCACATGGAGAGCAATTGCAAAGATGAAAAATTCTACCAACACTAATCTTCTTATCTTAGATGAGATATTTGATAGTTCGTTGGATGGAACAGGAACAGATGACTTCCTAAAGATTCTGAACACATTCCATGACCAGAATGTATTTGTCATCTCACACAAACAAGATATGTTGTTTGACAAGTTCAGAAGTGTTATTAAATTTGAAAAGGTCAAAAACTTCTCAAGGATTGCATCATGATATACAAACTATTAGAGGCGGGTAGTCCTTCACTTAGTGTAAAACTACCAGAAACAAGTGCAGAAGAAATTAAAGAGAAACACAATCTCACATTAAGAGAACTGCATGATAATTTAGCAGGAACCATGGCAGCAACTGGTGGTATTGGTTTATCTGCAAATCAATGTGGTATCTTAGTTCGTGCATTTGTAATGTATACGAACATTGATAAGAAAGAAGTTACACTATTTCTAAATCCCAAAATCACATGGGAATCTGAAGAAACTAATGTGTTTAGTGAGGGTTGTCTAACTTACCCATTCTTATTCCTAAACATCACACGTCCTAAGTCTATTAAGTTTACTTACACAGACCAAGATGGTAATACTCAAGAAGGAGCATTCACTGGATTGACTGCTCGTATCTTCCAACATGAGTATGACCATATGGAAGGTAAGAACTTTACCCAACTCGCATCCAAGTTAAAACTGGAAATGGGTATGAAAAAGGCAAGGAAA